ATATTTGAGACAACAGAATAAGTAGTATTTAATATACTATCCTGGAAATCATAAACAGTAGTAATAGGAGTAGTTCCTGATGGCGATAATGTAATGCTCTGTACGTCGATAAACTCTTTATTAAAGTTAACAATAGTTCCTAAAGTATCTCCAGCTACGCCAGCTACACTACCTGCATCGTTCTTTAGTTTAGAGTCAGCTCTAACAGAAAGCTCTGCAATTTCATATAGATCTTTATCTGTTGGTGCAGTTACAGTCAACCTTACCTTAACGTATCTGAAGTTTGTTCCATATACATCGGTAACTCCATTATACTCTACGAAGGTAGAGTTGTCAAGAGATAAACTTATCTTAGGTATTACTACAGGGTTACCTGCAATAATAGCACCACGAGAGTTTAATATTACCCTGCTAGAAGATAAAACTACACCGAAGTCAAAAGTCTCTTCATAGAATGCACTTCCATTTGTAGGTTGTACATAGATAGGATAGCCTGCAGTAACTTGTGCTTGAGGGCTTGCCCAGCTTCTTGTAGTAAAGTGCTGTTCAAAAGTCTCTACAGTATTTACTGGTAGCGCTAAAACATTTCCATCAAAAGAAGCAGAGGACTTAGTGCCAGTAAAACTACTAAAGTATTCGCCATTGAAAGTAAAATCCGGTGGTTCATTTACTAGTGTAGTAATAGCAACTGGTTCGCTTTCAATAGCGTCAGTATCTACAGCAGCTAACCAATAAGTGTACTCTGCTCCTACAATCTCTGTAATAGTAGTGAAAGCTCCTTTTTTATCTCCAATAACTGTAGCAGTTTCCCACACTGCACCTCTCTTGATTAGCACATGGTCAATTGGAAGAGAAGTCCTTTGAGGAAGAGTCCAGAAAAGCATAACTGTATTATCAATTACTTGTGCTCTTGCATCAGACACAGGATCTGGCGCTGACTTAGTAACTAACTGAGAAAAACCTGCAGATTTATTCCCATGAATATCTACTGTTTTAATAGTAAATAATCTACCACCTACCCAATCAGCTGCAATAGTAATAGTATTACCTTTTACAGTTTTTACACTACCGTTATAAGTTAACTCATAGTAGGATATATCAAACTCAGAGGCTGTTACATCGTTCCAATTTAGATTGACTGTAGCACTTGTTAGAGCAGTATCTTCATAGTCAAATGAAAAGGAGTCGATATTTGAAGGCGTAGGAAGAGAGTAAGAAACACTTGTAGGATTTAAGCTGTAGTTTCCAGCTGAATCCACTGCTTTAACATAGAATGTAAAAGCTGTATTATACCGTATAAATGCACGGTTAGCATCTCCATAGAAAAGCCTAGTTATATCGTTAGAACCCCAACCACTGTCTGCATCTCGGACTTCATATGTATATACATCTAGTTCTGGATTATTATCCCATGTAAGAAGTAATTGACCACTTGACTTATCCGAGAATACTTTGAAATTTGTTACATCTGAAGGTGGGTTAGTCTTTCCTACTACTGTATGATTAGAATAAGAACTCCAGTTCCCAACAATACCGTTACGACCCACATACCTCATCCTAATCTTGTAAGTACTACCCTCTTGAACGTCACCAATAGATGCAGCACCTTTTTGATACGGCACAAAGATAGACCTAAAGTTTAATCCTGCAGTAGATTCTAGTAGGTCATACTGCACTTCTACAGACTCTACAGTAGCAGGTAGTTGAGATGCGTTTACATATGCAGATGCAATTCTATACTGAAATACACCCTTAGATATTCTCTCCATTACTGATTCATCACTTACAAATCCAGTAATCTGTGGAACCTTATTCCCGAAATTGTCAACTTGTAATCTAGGTGGCAATGTTATCTGAGATTCAAATACAACAGCTGCAGTTAGGTTTAAATACTGAGTGTATATATTATATTCAGATGTTACTCCATAATCTACTAAAGTAAGTCTAGCTGAGTTATTTGCAGAAGGTTCAATGCCTATTACAATACAGTCTTGAGCTTCTTGTTGTAATTCTCCGAATAAGAATAGATCCAGTACATCGGCTTCTGTTGTAGTTACTGCAGTAGTTAAATCAACTTCGTTATAGTAACCATCTATAGTTTTAGCTACAAGAGTTCTTACTGTAGAAGCACCCAGTTTACTTCTAATTCGTAGAGTATAATTAACGCCAGCTTGCATAGGAAGATCTTCATCTAACAGTAGCTTAGTGCTTGATAGCCTAGTTTTAATTCTACCGGAACCTAAACCCCACATTGGGACATCGTGCATTACTTTTACACGGTCTCCTCTATTACACACTAAGTATTCTATATCGCTATTTAGTGTATAGACTTCAGGTCTGAGTTTAATCTGCGCCATATGCCAACGAGCATGATCAATAACTAGGCTGCGCTTAGTTACACCTGGAAGAGTAATGCTTTCAAATAATGTAGCATTTGTAGCTGTCTTACCTATATCATAAACAATAGTCTCTGACTCTTGGTAATCTCTATCTTCATCGTAGAATGTTACACGTAAACCTTCGGGACGTTTAGGCAGTACTTTTGTAGCTTCAAAACCCCAAGAATTATGCGGTGTAAAATGCTGAATTACATTTGGTTTAACTTCGTCTATAACTACTGTCCATTTACCATCAACAAGTGCAGGACTGGCTCTACCAGCAGCACAAATATCTCTAATAACTTCTAGTATGCTTCTAGCTTCTCCCAATATACCGTTGTACTCAAAACCCATGCTTTGGCAGTAATTGTAGAAGTACTGCAACTGCGCTAGATTGATTTGAGTATTTGCGTTAGTAACCTTACGCGGGTTAGCTGGGTGCTCTAGTACGTAGCGCACCAAAGCTGCTGGGTTATTTGTATTACCATCTACCCATGCAGTTCCATTCCAATCTTTACACCAAGTTTGGACTACTGCACTAATACCTTGAATGCTTCCATTTAGTTGCTCAGTAGCCTTAATTTTGAAAGCTGTCTTTGCAATCTTAGTTCCAACAGGATCAACTGCAGGTGTAACATTACGTAAGAAGGTTATATCTTGTAGAACTGAAACAAAGTAGTAACGAATATCTGGATTGTCTTCTGTGTTATCACCAGTTTCTCTTCTAGCCCTAACTAGCATCTGTGCATTATTTAAACCTAAGTATGTACGTGTAGTAGTAAATGCATCTTTCTTAGCTGTATCTCCGCCTATAGTTAATACCTCAAGTAAAGTAAAGGTAATACCTGCATCATTCGAAGACTCAAGTCTAATCTTCACTGAAGTAGCTGCAGAGTTACCTGCGTTATCTCCTTTAGTAAATATCTTACGTAAACCCTGTGGGAAATGCAAAGCTACGGTAACTGAAGTAACAGGTACAATCTCTTCATTTGTGTTGAACTCTGTTCCCGTAGCTGCCTCGAACCAAGGGCCAGGAGCTACTGTTACTTCTGGGTTGCCATCACATACTAATTCAACTTGTGTATTAATCTGTGTTATGTCGTTGCCATAGATAGAATCAAAGTCTCTCTTAGTAGTTGCAGAAGGTTCAGTTTTTCTATCGAGTGTAATATAATTGTAATCTGTAAAGTTAGTTAAAGGTATTGCACCTATTCTTAAAGTAGCAGCATCAATAGTTAAAGGGCCATAGCCCCAGACTAATAGCATAGATAAATAACTATCGCGTTCATTTTCGTATGTTAAGAAGTTTACGGAACCTAGAGGAGGTGTTACACGTACTTTTCCTAGAACAACAGGTATTGCAGCATAAGGTGTAATAGGATTAGAACCTCCGTTAACAAGCAACTGACGTTCTGCACTACCTGGATCATTTCTATTTGCACTTGTAGGAGATCTAATCGGTGCTATGGCATTTACCAGTGCAGAACCCACCATCATAACACCTGCAGTTACTGCAATATTTAATGCAGTTAGACCTAAAGTTACACTTGTACCCATAACACCTGCAGCGGCTGCTGCAGATGTATAACCAGTAATGGAACCTGCAAGCATGGGAGCATAGTATGCAATAGCTAAAACAGCTATTAATCTTATTGCATCTCCTGTAGGAACTGCGCGGTATTCGATTACGTCGTTCTTATTGATAACAGTAGTATACCAAGCCTCTTGTGCAATAACTCTACCATTGATCATTACACTGATTCTGCTTTTAAGCTCTGCAGCTACATTATACTGCAAGCTAATATTCTGTATAAGCTCTGTTACAGTAGTACCTGGAATAACTGCTACTGTGTAGCGTTCAGTTTTTAATGGATGCGGTACTGTGTTTAGAATAGCATTTTTATTTTCAGAGTACCTGAAGAAACCTACCGTGCGTTTATTCCACTTGGTTGCGCTTAGGGATTCAATGGCAGTATCTTGCTTTTCTCTTACATGGATAAAGTGCGTAGGGCTAATAACTAAACCTACGTGAGACTCTATGCCTAGAATTCTAAATAGAACAATATCGCCTACTTGAGGTTCATCTGCAGGTTCCCATCCTTCTTTATATTGTGCAATTAGCTCTTCGATTCTTTTGTTATCCTGCACAGCGTAATCTGCAGTAAAACTTGGTAGAGTAATGTTCTTTTCTTCTTTGTAGATCAGACGGACTAAACCATAGCAATCTAACCCTGAAATATCCCTACCTTTTTCAGCATAAGGAATACCTACATATTTATCAAAATTCATTTATATTCCTCTTGTCGGTTTAGAACATTCCACTGAAATATCTTGGCGTAAAAGAATGCACCGGAAACGGCTCGCGTTCATAATCAATCATAGATAACTCAGCTGTAACAGTATCTGCACTATAAGTAAAACCAGTGATATAGAAGTCTGAGAAAGATACTTCAACTACATCAGGAGACTTACTGAGTACCAGTTCTAATTTAATTCTAGGCGGTGCTGTTAAAGTTCTAATAATAGGCGTAAGAAATCTAGTAACATCATACATTACAATAGAGCATCTGGGAGCCTGTGCTTCATCTTCAGATGGTAGCGAAATCTGCATAGGCAGGAAGGTAAAGTCCTGGGCGTTACTAGTAACACCGTATGTAACTTCCGCTGCATTCTCAGATAAGCGCTTAGTATATCCGTCTGCTAATCTATATACAACTTGATCTTCATTAAAAGGATCATATATAGTAAGTAGGATAAGTAAGTCATCATCTGCATCAGGAGAGAAAACTGCTCTTAACGCAGCAGGTGATAGTGAAGTTAATCTACTCAAGGTAACACCTCAAATTGTAAAGAGACTTGCCAATACTCCGGTAGAAGATAAGCTAAGGTAAATAGTTGTCCGTCCCCTTGAGGTACTATTCTTACTTCGACTACCGCTAGTGTTCTAGGATGTGTAAAGTCGAACCTAGCCGTAGCCATTAGTGTATCCTGAGTAAATACTCTGAGAGTCTCACACTGTGCCGTAGACATGTCAAACTGAACGTTAAGGGTATCTGGACGTTTACCTCTTCTACGCATCTTTGCAGGCCCGGAATCAGTTTGAGTTCTGAGAACTATTGCACCAGAAGTCTCTGAGTAACTAGACAAAGGTCTTTGTGGTAAAGATCCAGGCCATACATAAGCTGCCATATATTATCTCCTAATTAATTGTGGTTGAATACCAAATGTAGACTTAATAGATTTCTGTGAAGAACTGCCGCTGCGTGATATTTCACCTGCTTGCATTTCACCGATTACTACTTCAATCTTGCGGTTACCTTTAGAGTCCGTAGTTTCATTTGTAGTTGCTTGTGAGCTGCTATTATTAATAACTTGTACAGAAACATTACTAGAGTTACCACCGGCAGCTACTACACCCAGAGAGCCATCAGATCCTCTACGGAGTGGCATAATAGCTTCAGGCCCAGCTTCACCCATCATGCCAGTGCCTTTAGCGAACTTAAACATAGTAGGAGAATCTACGATTGAATTTGTGAATGAACCACCGTTAGCGAACTTCTGTACACCTGCATTAAATGAACCACCATTAGCAAAACCAAGTGAAGAAGATATAGCAGCTACTATACTAGATCCACCACCTGCAGCTTTAAACATGTTAGTCATAGCCATCTGCATTTCAAGTTTAATCAGACCTATTAGCATGGATTTAACCATATCCCCAAAGGATGTTTTACCAGTTAAAGCAAAGTCTACAATTGCATCACTCATACCTTTAAACAGGTCTTCAAAGGCAGTAGCATAAGCTTGATTGCGTTTAAAACCGTCGTCTAACAAGTACTGCTCTCTATCGTAGACTTCCTGTGCTTTAGCTTTCTTGACCTCAGCTAGATTTGCGTATAGAACTTCAGCTTTAGCATATTCCGCTTGATTCATTGTGCGGGAAGCTTCTGCTAGATTTTTCGCATGCTCATTGTCAGCTTTCAAACTAGCTTCTTTAAATTTAGACAGTGAAGTAATAGATGCCTTTTCAGCTTCTGTTTTAAAGTCCATACCGAAGCTAGAACTAAGGGTTTGACGTTCTGCATTAATATCTGTAATATTTCTATCTACGGTTATCTTAACACCCTCTAAAGCTTTAAACGAATTTGAAGTCTTATAGACAATATTTAGTAGCCTACCGTACTCCTCAAGTGATACATTTCCAACTAGGAGTGCTTCATCTAGTTTTCTAATTGTACTATAGTATTGATCACCCATCTTATCGCTCTTACCATATAGATCTGTAATAAGTTCAATATCTCTTTTTCTTTCGTCTTCTGTTCTCTTTAGTATTTCATTGGCATTAGCTTCTGCATAAATTGCACTGATTTCATCTTGACGTCGTTTAGACTGGCCCTTGAAAGCATCGGTAGATCTTATATTAGCTAGCGCTATTTCTGCTTTTGTTAGATTCTCTACTGCACCAATTTGAGCTAGCAGGAAACTAGTAGCCTGTTGTAGCATCTGCTGATAAGACTGCTCTATTTTAGTAGCTTCACTTTTAACTTTATTTGCAGCTTCATCGCGCTTCTTTTTGTCGTCTTCAAACTTAGAGGCATCAGCAGAGTCTTTAGCTCTTTGCTCAGCTATTTGTTGCTCTAAGGTATATCCTTTTAGTAAACTGCGTAACTTACTCTCAGCTGCTTCCAGTTGTTGACCTTCAAAACTATTTACATCTGAACCATCGGGTAAATTTTTAGTTAGTTTTAATACTTCGGCTGCTACAGCCTGGATATCAGCTATAGCATCTCTTCGCCCAATACCCATGATTGAATTCCAAGTATTATCCCAAATCTTACCAATTGAAATACCTAGATTTGTAATCGTACCAAAATTGGCTACTGTTCTATCTGCTGCAATCTTGCCTGCATCTGCATAAGCTGCAGTAGCTATCTCTGCAGCTTTAATAGCATTACCTGCACGCTCATAAGCATCTACTTGTTTTAATATCTCTACTGGTATAGTGCCAAGTTTAATAGCTAATTTAGTCAGAGCTTCTGTAGGTTTTTCTTGGAGTTCTTTGAACTGCTTTACTGTATCTGCAATTGGAATATCAAAGGCTGTCTTTAGAGCTTGAGCAGTTGTTGCAATCATTTTTAAACTGTCACCAGACATGCCACCAATCTTTGCCATTTCTGTTAGGACTTTAAGCGCATCTCCAGTGCTTACACCAAATGCATTCATAGCCTTAGCTGCATCATATGCCATATCTAGACTCGTGCCCATAGCAGCGCCTGTTAGGTTTAGCGCTCTGTTTAATTCATTCTCTTCTTTTATTAGTGAACGTACAGAAAAAGCTAAAGCAATAAGCGCAGCTATCGCAACAGCTGCCCCTAAACCTACAACAACCGTTAAAGCTTTTCCTATTAGATCAAATGCTTTTACTAGCCCAGATCCCTCTCCAGATATTGCGATAAGTTTAACACGAAATATATCTAATAAAGCAGAAGTGCCTGTTATTTGCATACCGAACTTTACGATAGCATTACCAGAACCAGTAACTGCATTTACTATCAACTGACCTACAGCTAGACCAATATCTTTCACGCTGCTAACCATTGCCTTACTAGCTTGCACAAGCATGGCACCCATCTGAGAACCTGCTACACCCGCTAATGCGAACTGATCTCGCAACTGACCACCCTGTTGCAATAACACAGTAAGTGGAGCTTGACCAGAGTATAAACCAACAGCAATGTCGGTAATCTGAGGCCCAAGGGCACGAGATAGGTAATCTACCTGACGATTGCCACCTGCTTTTTCAATAGAACCTAAAGCTGTTTTATACTTTGTTAAAGCAGCTGCTTGCTCTGATGCAGTTTTACCTGAGCGCTTTAATGCCTGTTCAAACTTTATTAGTTTATTGTTTGTTGTACTGGTTATTTCTCCGTTAGCTGCAGTTAGCCGTGTAGCTCTCTCCATTTCAGTAGCTACATACTCGCTAGCCTTGGCTGTTGCGTTTGTTGCTTGAACCTGATCTCGCATACTTTTAGTTCTAGCATCATTAGCCTGGTTAAGCCTTAAACTCTTCTGTACTAGTTGTTCGTACTCTGTACCAAGACCAGTTAGACTTTTACCTTCAATACCGTATAGTGCAATCAAACGCTCTTTTTCACGAGCTAAGTCGATCATTTGCTTTTCAGTTAAACCTAGATTTCTGTTAAATAAGCTAGTGACTTCATTGGTTGTTTTATATTCATTTTGCAGCTTCTGGAGTAAACCGATACTTTTATCAAAAGGATCGCCACCAATTAAACTACGCTGAGTTTTCAACGTATTATTTAGAGCCAGCATATCTTCATCTAAAGCGCCAGCAGCTCTAGCTGTAGCTAATATGGAAGCCTGACCTTTGGAATTACCTTGTGCCATGTACTCTAGGATAAGATTCTGGCGCTCTAGCATAGACGTAGATTTACCTACAGCAGTTGCAGATTTCTCTTCTGCTTGCTGTAATTTAACCTTAGCAAGTGCAGCCTTAGAAGCAGAGTCCTCTGTCTTAGACAATTCTTTATTACTCTTTGCAGTTTCTTTGATAAGGTTCTGCATCGGTTTATCTAACTTAGATACTTCAACAGCTAACTTAGCAATTTCAGATGCTGCGTCTTGTAGTTGCTTTGTATCGACGACAAATTTTAACTCTGCTAATTCCATTTTTATTTCCTACGTAATGAATAGTATAATTCTATGTATATGCTAGTATTAATATATACATAGAAGCCCTCATCAGAAGGCTCCTACTTTATTTCTTAGATGCTTTTTTTCGTTCAGCTTCAGATTCTTTTGCATATGATATCATTGCTTCGTTATCTATGCGTTTAATTAAGTTCAGTTCCCAGTCTTCAATCTCTATGCCTATGAGATCTAGATAAGCTTTAAGGTCAGAGTAAGCGATAGGGTTAACACCATAACCATTAGATGATCTTGCATTATTAAGATCTATAAACCAACGCCAGACTTGATTGCAACTCTCTGGTAATTCTTTAATATCTTCTAGCTCTTTAGGTTTTACACCTGTTTGCCGCCATATGGAGTTTAACTGATCCCGCAAGGAACCAGAGTTACCAGATTTTCTACTTAGCTCAAACTCTTGCTTTACAAATCCAATAGCATCGTCAATTTCACTCTGAGCGAAAGTTCAGGAGTTGACCTGCTTCCTCCATCACTGCATCTTTAATCCAAGAATACTCGCTAAAAACTCGCTCTGCATTTTCTTTTGTGAATGCAACCTCTTTGCCGTTCTCTGTGATATTTTCCCATCCGATTACACGGACTACGGCAGACTCTACACTCAGCTCTTCAGCTTCTTCTAGTGTCATATCTTCAGGCTCTTTGCCTCTTCGTTTTGCCTGTTGTTCACGCAGTTTAAATTCTGCGTATTTCTTGCGACCAAAAGCTTTTACTGTTTTAGATTGATCGCCACGTACATTAATAAATACACCAGTAGCTTCACCAGTTCCGGGAAGTTTTAATTCAAACTTATAGCCAACTTCTGCAATCTCTGTGTAATTATGCTTTGCTAGGTCAAATTTCATAATACCCTTTCTATTATTTATAAACAAGAAATGATTATAACATAAATTTCCAGATAAATCAAGATGTACAAATAAAGAAAAACCCCTTGGCTTTTGACCAAAGGGTTTATTCATAAGTTATCTGTGCAAGTATTAAGCAGCAGAATCTTGGATTTGAATCGTAGTAGCAACTAAACCTGCACTAGTTACATCATTAAGTAGAGCTTGGAAACTGGTAGATGCGATAATACCGAGTTCGCCGTCATCTTTTGTGAAGCTACTTAGTTTGACTTTAGGCAGTGTAAAAGTAACGAAGTCGGCAGAAGGGCTACTATCTACAGTTACGCTAAGTACAATAGCAACAGGTGTTTCACTGTTGAAGTAACTACGGAAAGTTGCATCTTGGAAGTAAACACTTAGATTGCCAGTAACACGGATACGACCAGTGAAAATCTCAGCAATTGAGTTAGAACCTACTGCTGTTGCATTCTCTGTTGCACGTTCGATTGAAAAGTCAGCAGAAGTTACCAAAGCAACAGGAGCGCCATCTACAAGCATGATACCGTTAACAGCAGCAAAAATACCATTGGAATTCTGTGCAGTTGGTGAAGTAAAGTACTGAGTTGAACCTGTTTGTGCTAGGTCTTTACCTGCAAAGCCGAAGTCTAGTGTAGTTAAGCCGGTAGCAGGTAGTTGAACAGCCATGCTATTTATTTTCATACCTGTATAAACTTCAGATTGAGCAATATCAGAGTAGAACTCTTCTACTGTGTATGAATCGTCTGTATGGCCGGTAGCAGGTACGAAGGTTTGCTTTCCTGGTGCAACTAGTGTCACAGCAGATGCAGCAACCTGTGCCGTCATTGTAGAGCTATTTAGAGGCACTACAGTTAAGTTTGTAGCTGTAATTGAAGCGACTAGCAAGTTCTTTGCATTATCTGAGGTAGCTGTTAAACCACTAGCACGGACAATCATACCTACACGAACACCGTCAGTTAACCATGAACCTGCTCCACGAACAAGTTCGTAAATACCAGTAGTAGACGTAACTGTTACTTGAGCAGAAGCGCCTAGACTAACAGAAGTAAAATCACGGCCACTGATAGAACCCATGAAATCAGAGTAAGTTAAAGCAGATAACTCACCATTCAGAGAACCTTCAGCAGAACGCACGCCATGACGAAAGTCAGAGACTTGCCGATCTGTACGAATCTCACTAGACTCATAAGCCTCTTTTACTAGGTTAAAACTGGCAGTTACACGGCGAAGTAATTTAGCAGATGTTGCACCAGCTACAGTACCCCAAGTACTCTCTTTCTTGTACGCAACAACTTTTGATGTACCTTTTGAAATTGGCATATTATTTTCCTTAATTTAAATTTTCAACATTTGCAAATGTACTGATTTAGGTTCAGCAACCTCGATTAGTATGAGTATACTTCTGCAACTAATTGAATTAGTACAGGGCAGATTACCCTCTCAGATACAACAGTGTTACCAGCAATTTGTGGTGTTTTTAGTACATGTATCTTTACATTATCTTCTTCTAGTACTAAACCTTTTGCAAAGTGATTGCGAACAAGTTCAGCCCGTGTAATAACTTCAGAAGTACCTTTGTTAGCAGAACCTACAATAAACACCTGTAGAGTTACTCTTTCACGGTGGAAGCCTACACCTAGCACAGGATCTTCTGGGGCTTGAATTGTAAATTGAACTCTTTGGTATATTGAAGCAGTAGGCTCAAAACTAACTCCCTCCCATGCTGTAGCTAAAGTAGGGGTCAAAGCAAGTAGCCTACGTTCAGCTGCTCTTTTAATTTGTATAATTGCCATTAACTTTCCTTATAATAATCGTCAAGATGTAATTGATATGTTCTCATGACGGAATCAATTGTAGGCTGCATTATTGGTTGATTTTTATTATACCTATCAAAATTCTTTTCAAGTTCTAGTATATAAGGCCCAAAGTTACTGATCATGATAGTTTCACCTAGCTTATAATCATTTAAGTCTGATTTAATAAGTGAAGATGCCATATCGTCAGAACTGTCTCCGTATAGTGCTTGCATCTCAAGAGTACCATCTGTAGATACTCTCCAAGAACCCTTAGCAAAACCTTCTATAGGTTCTAGTCCGATTAATTTTTGTCTCCTCAAGTAAAGGTCTTCCCACTTAACTGCATCACCGATAGGAGTATTATCTATTGCGGTTACAGCTACAATGTATGAGAATTTTTCCACCATACCTTGCATCTTTCTAGTAGCTTCTTCGTGGAAGTCTTTCAAGCTCTTCTCTAGTGCAGAGGTATTTACTGATATTTGCATTACTAACTCTTTACGGCTAATATCTTATATAGAATTATCAGACCATCTGCAGCGTGTTCAGTTATCGAGTCTATAGTATAAGTAGTAGAATCAACTGTTATCTTATCTTTAACAGCAGGTGTAAACGCTAGATTATTATTCGCTAGATGAAAAAGAGCAGAATCTCTTCCTATCATATTCGGAAAGTTATACTGATTAGCTCTTACGTGCTTCTTGTACATTCTAAGTTGATAGCTAGTTTCTGTGTTGCTTGTAGAACTTGTCTCAACATCATAATAACCCTCTTGAACTACAGTATAAGTACAAATTTTACCGTGTTGATTTAATGCCTTAACTGTAAGAGCTAAATATCTATCCATATACTTCCTTCAGTTAAATGCCAAACGAACCAAACCGTGATGGGTAAGAAGGATTAGTCCTTGAGGTATAATAAGTATCAGATGGTTGTTTAATTATATTGTTATCTAAGTTAGCATCATTAGCTATCATATCATCCTTAGATATACCGCCTGCATAACCTTGAATCTTATCGTACATAGAATTAAGACCTGGACTCTTAATATATAACTGCAATGCCTGCATATAGTTCTTTGCAGCTGAGGAGCCTTTAATACTAAAAATATCTACAGTTTCATCGGTACGCATAGAAAGCTTTAGAAGAATACTCTTAGCTGAATCCATAGAAGCTCGTTGGATATTCCAATCATGCTTACCCAAGAAATATGTATACTCGTCATCTGACATAATTGGAAATTCTGCAGATGTATCACCAAGCTCTATACGAAGTGCATGAATTGTCATAATATATGTCCTTTAGTGTATCTAACATAAAAACTGAAATAGTAGTATCTAAGTATTTAAGTACTATAGCGTAATCTAAGTATTTAAAAAGACTATAGCGTAGTCTGTAAACTTAATAGCACTATAATATAACAATACTAATGCTATATTTCAATTCTTATGTTAGAAACCCGCCGAAGCGGGGATCTAAATTAACTAGCTATTAGTTGCTTGAAAACAAACGAACTAGAGCTTGTGGGCGGCGAACTAGGTTCACAAAGTTAGATTCTGTTTGAATCTCAATCTGGCTACCTTTAGGATCGCGGAAAGTGAAAGCATAAGCCTCTTCACCAATGGTGTTAACAAAGTCAAACTTGTTAGCAGGTGAGAAGTAGCTGATGAACATGTCGCTAGTACCTAGTGGCATTGCGTAAGCATCACCAGCAGGGATCAGAACAGCACCGTTGTAAGAGCCACGGTATTCAATGTACTCGACACCGCCATGAGTAAAACGACGGTATAGACCAGAGCCTAGACGCTGACGTAGTGGCTCTTGAGTGCTAGAGTAGTACTTGTAAGCCTCTTTGACGCCAGCTTGAGTAATTAGCTTGCCGAAGAAACCAGGTGAGCAAAGTACAGTTACATTACTTACGTTCTCACCAGAGAGAATGTTATCCTGAATGTGAGCGATAGCCTCTTCAGATTTAGCTAGAACATCAGTACTTGAAGTACCTAGTACAAAGTCAACCTCTTTACGAGTAACACCGAAATCGGTGTAGTAGTTTCCAGCAACAGTACCATTAGGAGCATAGATAGAACCAGTGGTAATGGCAAAGCAACGAGCAGCTTCTAGTGTAGCAGCGTGGCTACGGCGAATACGCTCTAGCTTACGTGCAATAACAGCAGCTTCAGTTTCAGACTGATCTGGAGAGCCGTAAGCGCGCTTGCCTTGGACATCTTCAGGCTTGATTGCGTCATCAAGTGGAAAGTGCGGGATAGCGAATGAACGTAGAGCACGAGTGTCATCTCTGTTTACGTTGTTACGCTCACCACGGACTTTATCGGTAACTAGACCGAGAGTGCCTTGGCTGGATTCAACGGTAATGCTGTGCTGGGCTACACCTTCATTACGGAAAATTCCGAGTTCGTTAACTAGACCCCATGTGTTTGGAACTAGGAGTAGTTCTTCGGTATAGTCAACGAGTTCAAATGGTTTTTCAAAACTGCGAGTTTGCATTATAATTTCCTTGTTTTATTATTAATATACGTTAGCTATTAAACTGTATCGTTGCTGAGAATACCCTTAGCATCGAAAGCAGCATATACAGCATCTTTTTCGGCGTCTAGGTTATAACTTGTATCTAGAATTAGACCAGCTTTAGATACGATAGCAGCACCGCGAACTAAGCATAGAACTCCGGTGGCAGTAGCAGAAGCTACAGTTTTCTCGACCATTACGATTGCATCGGCTACTTGTGAGCCATCGGTAGCAGTTTGAACTGCAATTTTATATGTACCGTCTGCGGTGACTTTACCTAAGACAGTACCAGGAACTAGGGAAGCGGCAGTACCATTGTAGGTAACTACGAGGCGGCAATAACCGGCTTCTGGAAAGATCTCTTGTTTGACTACGTTTGAAAGACGAGCGGCTTCTGTTGCGATTAGTGGCATTATATTTTCCTTTTAATTTACTTAGCTTGCTTTGCTTGCTTGGCTTTTAACAGTCTAGCTACAGCAGATTCTTTACTGGAGGCTTCTTCAGTAGAAGCGCCTTTTTCTACAAACATATCAGAAGATTCTACAACTTTCATGATTGCTTCAATAGCGACAACAAATGCAGTAAAATCATCTTCAGATTCTAGTGTCAAACCTGCCTTAGCGATTGCTTGAACGTTGCTTTCGTCTTTGACGATAGCTTTAATTTTTTCAGTTTTTGCCTTGTTGATAGCTTCTTTTTTATCAGCTTCAAATTCAGCAATAGTGTCCAAAGCTTTTTGTAGTTGTACTTTTTGCTCTTCTAGAGCTTTTTGCACAAGTTCAAACTGAGCTTTTTCTACAGTTTCGACTTTCAATTCGTCATCCATCTTAGATTTCTCCAATTCTTCTTTGTTAACAGAGGTAGACACCCCTTGGCTTGTCTCAACGCTAGCGTTTGTTGAGGTATCATTATCTTCTGCAAAAGCAGTAGGTTTAGATTCTGTATCTAGAGACTTCTGTACTTCAGTAAGTGTAGAAGATTTGTGACCTACACGAACATCCGTAGGTTCATCATCTCTATAAAGTCTAATCAGCGTAGCAGGATTATCTTTACTCCCTTTTACGCTGAAACTTGTATTGGGTACTTTGATTGTTCCATCTTGTAAAATCTTCTCAATCTTACCAGTAGCTCTACCACCGCTGGAGTTCCATGAAACCATATCACCAACTTTTGGTTTATATGCTTTTTCTAATTTGTCAAATGCTTTCTCGATCAAAGCTTGATCATTTAATAGTGCTAAGTATTCGTTTTCATCTAACTCAGATAGAACTTGTGAAAGACTCTCAGCACCGTAAGCAGACTTCATTACCTCGTAAGATTCTAACCTAGACATAATGTAATCTTCATGATCATCTTTAGCCATACTTGTACCATCAGGCATCGTGTGCATTGGTTCGTAACCCATCATAAGAGCTAATACTTCTGCATCATCTCCATATAAGGAGAAAAACTTACGAAGAAAATCTGGTAGCTCCATTGTAACACGAACCTGTTGCATCTTTTGCACAAACTCTTCGCTAAAGTTACTAGCTTTCAGTACTAACTTATAATCAGCACCTGATGCAGGGCCACCTTGATCTTTAGATACAAGAGCAATATGCGAGCCTTCTGCACTAAAATCAATATTACTTAGTTTGCGCTTAGTCTTAATTGTCTTTTGCGTTGTTTGCATTGTATTCCTTTATGTTATTCATCTGCGTCTTCGACATTAGCCAAAGCACCGATAGATATACCTGTAATTTCATCATCTTTAATCATCTGCCAAAGAAAGTCATCGTGTATTTGCAAGGTAATTAGCCATGTGCTTTTCTTCACGAACTGTCCGTTTAGTGTCATGTCACAAGCAGCTAAGTAAGATTCAATAATATCAAAAGTATCTGTCATAACTAAATGAAACAAGTTAGCTCTCATCATGGATTTATTGAAGGACTCTTTAGCCTTACGAACTTCTTCTTCTGATGTATAATCTCCGTGAAGATCCGTATGATCTGGGAGCATTGCTACATAAGTAACCTGCTTCAATTCTTCCTCTAAAGCCTTAACGATAGTTAATCTGCTGCTGTCATGCACAGAAGCACTACTGGAGCTTTTTGTCAACTCTTCTTGCTTTAATATTCTTCTAGACCACGCTACACCTGCAGAGCCACCCCAAAGTAGCCAAGCAATTGTGCCTGCTGTAGGGCCACCATCTGGCATTTTCTTTTCAGGTTTATAGTTTTTCTCGTGCCTGCTGAAGAAAGCTGACATTCTCTTAACAGTATCTAGGCTGAGATTACCATTAATTATATCTCTTGCTCTGGCTACGCCAGAACCTACACCTTCTTCTTTAGCCTGAGCTGCATCTAAACCACCGCGAGAGTATTTCTCTCTCAGGGTTAGTCCGCGCTTTGCATTATTCTTCATTGCATCGGTAGGAGAAAAGCTTTTAGCTTTATAAATTGTTTCCATATTATCCCTATTTAACGCAATATAAAAATTATTATATCACAATTCTACTAGAAAATCAAGTATAATAAATTAATCTGCAATTAGTTTGTTAACAAGTGCCTCAAGCTTTTCGATTCTGGCTTGTAGTTGTATGTTATATTTTGCAAGTTCTACTACAGAGACTAACGCTGCATTACCGTAAGCTAAAGACAGTGTTCTATCTTCGTCATTAGCCTCTTGAACCACTTCAGGTAATAGCTTTTGCCAATCTTGTGCAGAAGACCCAGCTTGTCGAGTATCAGAATCAATACGTGTATAAGTACCTGATTTGACTTTTGCAAGTTTAGCTATAAAATCTTCGGGTAGGTTTAACCAACCCTTCTTAAGCCTCTCGTCTGAGTTTGCCGTAACGTTACCAGACATCGTAAGATTACCACTCATATCCATTTGCAATCTGTTTACAGCGGCAGACCAGCCGCCTATCCTAAATACGTTATCGGAATCCAGACCCATGTTTATAGCATAGTAACCCCCTCGGTTAAAAGACATAAAAGCGCCAGTGTTATCATCAGAGTAAGCTTGAAGTGGGGGATTATTTGAGTTCCCTGTGTTTCCGGTAGATTTGAAGTAGTTATAACCTGTCCATGTGTTACCCGTATTAAGAATAGTAGCTCCAGATGCTCCTGTAGTACCCTGAGGGCCTGTATCGCCTGTTGTACCTGTAGTACCCTGAGGCCCTGTAGCGCCTGTTGTACCTTGAGGCCCTGTATCGCCTGTTGTACCTTGAGGCCCTGTAGCGCCTGTTGTACCTGTAGCACCTTGAGGCCCTGTAGCGCCTGTCGGGCCAGATACCCCAGCAGACCAGGTACCGTCTCCACGCCAGAATGTACTTGATGAAGCACTAGCACCACTATTGAGACGGGCTACAGGCAAATTTGCTGATAAGGCTGTAGCAGTGGCTGCATTTCCGCTTATATTTGTCTGATCACCTGTGTTAGTGCCGCTATTAATACCTGTATTAACTTGAGCACCAGCTGCAATACCGTTAAGCTTTACAGTCTCAGCAGCAGTAATTAATCCAGCTAAAGCTGTAGTTGAAGCAGGTATAACTACGTTAGCACCAGTACTACTTGTAACTGTAAGAGTAGTAGCTGCAGCAGTTACACCTAAGTCTGTTGGTACGTTAACTTGAGCACCAGCTGCAATACCGTTAAGCTTAGTTGCATAAGCAGCAGTCATAAAACCGTCAACAGAAGATGTAGCTGCAGGTATTGAAACAGTAGGTGTAGCTCCACCAGAAGATATAATAGGAGCTGTAGCAGATACTGAAGTAACAGTCCCTGTGTTAGAAGTGTAAGAACTTGGGTTGCTAGATAAGTAAAAAGAACTGGAGTTTAAACCGTCCAATGTGTCTGCATCTAACCCGCTACCAGCTCCGTCTACATTCTTAATTGAAGATAATAGTTGTGAATCAGTAACCGCTCCTGTATTACCACCAACCGAAGTAACCGCTACTGGTATAAAAGAATCAATAGTTCCATCTGACTTCTTAAAGTATAATTTACTGTCTGTATAGTTAATAGCTAACTCACCGAAATCCAAGTCTGAGGATAAAGGTACTTTTTCAGCGACAGATGATTTCTTTAATATAATTTTACTTGACATTTGCAATCCTTAATAAAGGTAAAAAGAAAAGGCGGTAAAAACCACCTGTTATTGATAATTATTTAGTATGTTCCACCATCTACTTGAGATATAGAAACCAAACCTGCTGTTACTAAAAAGTCAGTATTATCGAACTTGGAAAGACCTAGGACTGAAGTGCTTGCAGTTGGAATAGCAGTTGAGCCAGCTGCAGTTACTAAGCCTTTAGCATTTATTGTAAAGTTAGGAACTGTTACTGAATTACCAAAAGTGCCTGAGTTGGAGTTAACTGCAGCTAGGGTCAGAGCAGCCGACACAGAAGCACCACCGTTTACAGCAGAAAGAGTAGCAGTAGCATCACCAGTTAGACTCAGATTGCGTGCAGTTTGCCAAGTTGTTGCAGTACTAGCATTACCAGATAAAGCGCCGTGAACAGTACTTACATTTAGATTTTTATTTAAGTTCCAGCGATCGTCTGCATTTGAGTAGGTGAAAGTTGCAGGGACAGTTGGCCCTATTAATGTAAGACCTCCTCCATTAGCACCAGCTGCATCAACAGCATCTTTAGCTAACTCAATGTTTTTATCACCTACAGCCAAAGTAGTACTGTTTATAGTAGTCGTTGTGCCTTGTACAGTTAAGTTACCTGTAATTATTGCATTACCAGTTACGTTAATGTTCTCAGAAGTAATGTCATCACTTGTAAGAGTACCATTTATGTTTACGTTGTTAAATACTACGTTACTTGTTGGAGCAACTGCTTGTCCAATCGCTAATGTTACAGTATTATTGGTAACTGTAGTAGCGACACCAGTTCCTCCTGTAAAGGTTAGAGTATCTGTTAATAGGTTAACACCGTCTGTACCAGTACCTCCTGCAATGCTAAGGCTACTAGCTACGCTAGCTGTACTTACAGCAGTTACTAGACCTTTAGCGTTTACAGTAACAATTGGGATTGTAGAAGCACTACCGTATGTGCCTATACTTGAGTTAACAGTAGCTAGGGTCAAAGCAGTAGAAAGATTTGAAGTACCGTCTACAGCAGCAAAAGTTGCAATAGCATCTCCAGTTAAACCTATGCTACGTGCATTTAACCATCTTGTAGCTGTGCTTGAGTTACCAAGTAATGCTGCAGTAATTGCGTTAGCTGCAAAGTTGCCTGAAGCATCTCTCTTTACAATAGCACTCACTGTGTTAGCTGCAGTACCAGCGTCGACCATATCGGTATATCGCTTGCCACCGATGATCACGTGATTTACTGAATTACCTTCAGTCTCAGTACCCATGCCGATGTATAGACGGTCACCACCGTTTGAGCCGTTATCTGATAGAGCAGAATAAGCTAACTGGCCTTGACCAAGAATGCTTGGATTACCTGTTACTTCGGAGCGTTTGATTCTTACTGTAGAAGCCATAATTTTCCCTTAAATTAGTAAGTACCAGCATCGATATTCTGGTTTTCGAGCTGATTGGTAGCAATCCATTTCTCATTTGCAGTTGAGTATACTAATAAAGAACCCTGTAGTTTATTTAAAGTACTGACATCAAGTGCAGCGCTAATATTCTGAATACCGTCTGCTCCTGGTGGTCCTTGTTCAAACTCAGTAATAACTGTAGTAATACCAGGTGTTTCAATTATAATAGTTGTCATCTTGTTACCTCTGGCGATGCAATTAAACATCCTTGAATAACCCTAGTTACTGTACTATTAGAAAACACAATCTCAAGGTCATATACTGCACTTGAAAATGCATATGCTGTAGAAACATTAGCTGGAATTATAATTTTAAACTTACCTTCCAAAGGTTCGTGAATCTCTAGTCTTAAATTCTGCGTTGTTAGTATATCTAAAACTGCAGTATCATTTACTGCTCGTCTAATGTGCATTCTAGCAGTGCAACCAGTAAGATTAACTGCTACAGGTGTTGTGCCGGTTTTCCATTGGATAATTTTAACAAAAGTAGACCCCTTGTAAACCTCCAGATCAATATTTGCTGGTTGCATTTGTATCCCTATTTATGCTATTTATGCTATATATTTTATATCTTACGCTATCTGGCAGCTTGCCACCTGCGCTGATGTTCCAACCCATGTATTCAAAAGGTCTAAAGAGCTTCTCAATGCAATAAGCTTCACTCTCTGAGCAGATGCATAAACGAGTTATTATAAGAGAGTCTAAGTTGGATGTGGAAAGAGCTAAGTGCAGTGGATTATAGCTATTATAAGAACTTTTGAATTTACTTATATGCTCTTTAACTCTGATATCTATTGACCTAGTAGTAACACCGACATATCCTTCTAAGAATACATCGGTGTGCTCTTTTAAATGCAGCCAATAGACATAAGCTGTTTTCTGGTTAGCCTGCGATAGACTACCTTCCTTAGCCTGCATTTTCTAAGTTATTACTAGAAGTATCTGCACCAGTTGGCCCAAGAGAAGTACCTTCACCTGCTGTTTTAAAGCCGTCTCCACTTCGAGAAGTCATAGCAGGTAAGTACTCTTTGTTTGGCTCTTGCTCTACAGGGAGACTATCTACTCCAATAGCTTCACGAACTCTATTTAGAACAGAACGATCAACTTCAAGAACAGAAGTACTTGCAAAACGTTGGACTGCTTTAGAGAATGACTCAAGATCTTCAGACTCTAGGTTATCAAAGTCCATGTAACCCATTCTAGATATATCCCATGAATTTAGTTCATACGTCTGCTTGATCAAATCTTCGTTAATTACATCACGAATTTTTCTTAGCATTGCTTCGGCTGCAGTAGCTGAAAGTGAATTCTTAACTTGACCTAAAGCATTAGAGCCACCGCCAGACTGCCCTAATACAAGAATATCTGCAAATAGAGAAGTTAAGATTGAATTCTTGTAGTACTCTTTAATCTTAGAAGTATCCATTGCTTTACTACCATTTAACGATAGTAACTCTAATTCAAATAGAGGCTGTTTGGTATCTGGATCATGAGCTTGAGGTAAAATTAAAGCAGATTGTTGATTTAGCTGCATATTACGCATTACGTTTTCATAATACGATCTAATAGCCTTTTGATCCGTAGATGCATCTGCAGATAAATACTGCGGAGGTAGCTTTAGCACAGGAAGTCCAACTAAATCTTTAGCTACACCGTTAGCTTCAATCTCTTCGATTACACTTAGAAACCGCCAAGACAGATACGCATCTCTTAGCATGGACTTACCAAAAGGATCTCCTTTGTGCTTACCTGCTTTAAATAAGATAATCTTACTTCTACCTAAAATGACTTCGTTATTAGTACGTGTACTATAGCGATTATAGACGTCTGAAATAGCAGATAAATTCTGCTTGACACCTCTTACTTCATTACCATCTTCACTGAATATAAACTTCTCAATTGTCTCTTGACTTCTGATTGGTAGCTTTTTCCAGCCAATGATACCGTCATCGTATTTAGATCCATTGGATTTTAAACGCCTACGGTATACTTTTTCATGCACAGAGAAACCATACATATTTGCAGAGAGAGCTTCAGATATAAAGTCAGACCAGCTGTAGTCCTTCATATCTTGCATCATTTCATTTATAACCTCAGCTTCACGCAGCTCTTTAGCTGAAGCTCCAGCTACTGGTTTAAATATCCAATCAGCTTTTCCGATTAAGTTATCAAATAATGTTAAAGCTGAGTTAATTGTTCCGTGGTAAGACATTTGCTTATAAGTAGCAATACTGTGCGGAAAGTTCAACTCGCGTTTTAATTCATCGTTAGATACGCCATTAAAGACATTCAAACCAAGATAGCCAGTTTCACTTAATTTAAAACGCTCTGGATCTTCGCTAAATGATTTCTGTACTAAATTACTATTTGATTTACGTGCCATTAACGGCTCCTTTTATTATGATACTAATGAACTGCGATACTCAGGTATTACACCAGAAGCACCCGATCCAAAGGGGTTTGAACCTGTGAAGTCAGGCAGTGAAAACGTAGGAATAACTAGCTCTTTATTTAACAAAAGAAAGGCATCTGAACAAACGTCTGCAATGTCATCTTTCTTTTTAGGGTCACCATCGAAGACTTCAAGTTCGTCATAAAACGCTTTGTTCCAGTCTGCTTTTACTACATTAATAAAACCAGCTTGTGATACACTTGAGAATGGTGCAAATCGAGTAACCTTTGATTTAACTGGTTTAGACAACCTTACGTTGAATCCCATCTCTCCTAATTTGCGCTGTAAATCTCTCGCATACGCCCCAGCAGCAGCAGCAGGATCAAGAGGGATAGATACTGTTACATCTTGACCGTCATGCACTGCAGTCTCAAAGATCATTTTCTCTACATTGTGTACTCTATCTCGCATAGACCGTAGATCTTCTACAGTATAAACATTAGCACTATCCTTTGACATTAGCACGCCACGTGTCCAGTCTGGATTAGGGTACTGCTCCGAAGGCAAGCTAAAGGCAAGATCCCATGCTCTAATGCGCTTCTTAGCTCTTCCGTTAGGTAGATCTACCTCTTGCACCCACTCGCGTTTAAACAACCCAGAGGACTGCTGGCGAGCGTACCATGAGCCTAGAAGCAACCGTTCCATTTCTACTCTAGGCAATGCCTTGAGCTTAGATATATAGGTAGGGTCTGCTTTCATCAGCGGAGGGTTATCGTAGATTGTACCTGGTATGAACTTAAACGTAAGAATACCAGATTGATCTCCAGAACCATAAGTATCTTCTAGTTCTAGTTTACTATCCGACCATATAAGAGATCCACCTGCTACTTGCACCATGTAGCGCATAGGGTATACTTCTTTTCTAATTGGTATCCCACGTTCATCTAAGGCGAACTCTACCCACTCTCTAATAAAACTATCGTAGTCTGGATTGCCTGTAGCAAATGCTTGCTTCTTATAGTCCACAGAAGTAGAACGTAGACGTGAAAGCATGTAAACTACGTTATCTTGATTCAACTGCTGTATTTCATCAAAGCCTAGAAACGTTAGTTCTGCACCTTGATAGTTGTACTTGTCGGAAGCAGTATCTAAATATCCAAAACGTAAGGTAGCTCCAGAACTGAATATTAACTCCTGTTCACGAACTTTTACTCTTAGCTTAGGATCTACTTTTTTATACAGATTTACTGCTGAATCGAATAAGCCACCTGGATTAGAGATCTGTTTAGTGGTTCGTCTAAAGATTACACCACGAGTTCTAGGGTGATGACAGAACTTCAGAAATGCACCTAAAAGACAGTGCGAATTGTGAGTAACAATGTAATTACTGGTTAAGAATAATCTGTCTTCACCTGAAATACTTATGCATGTAGCGTAATCTGAAGCAACTTTTGTTATGCTGATTATGCGATTACCAGTAACCTTGAACTTAGTCCTTGTACTTTTTCTAGGTAAACTAAAGAGTTTGCTCTGATATTTACCTCTGATATATAAGTTGTATGAATCTAAGCATGCTACCTTAGCACCTAACTTGTTTCTGTAATACGTCTTTTTAACCTTAATCGAACAAGTAAACCCAAGTGAATGCAATACCTGTTTGATATCCGAAGCTAGTACTTCAGATGCAGTAGAATAATAACAAGCACCGCCTGCGTCTACATATCCATCTGTATCCATCAAACCCTGTATAAGATTAAAACGATCTTCTACTGTACTTCTTTTATATTCTTCTGGTATGAACTTAGTTTCAGACCTTTTACCGTATAAGTTTAATTTCTTTAGTGCAGGTACTAGTTTTTGAACACCGTACATAAATACATTATTAGGTTTCTCCGATGAGTACCTATTTACAGTATAACCTTCACTGCGAATTCTATCAATAATCTCTACATCTTGAGAGGTAATAGTAGCAATAGTTGATACTAAGCATCCATCACCAATAAGCGCACCAAGTGTATATGGGGCTATATCTAACTGCTCTTTATCAAAGCCTACAGGCTCTGTAAGAGGTAGTATAGGTCTGAAACCTTTACCTAGTCTACTCAAAAGATGAAGAGTTGTATCAACCTTAACCTTGCCTCTGCCTCTAGCTTCATGGTAAGACCAAAGGTGCTCACCGCAAACATCTACAGTAGAAGCATCTTGCATCTCAACCCTGTAAATATCTACTACACCCTGTGGGAATATACCTGTTACTTTTTCCTTTGTGTTCTTGTGTGTTATTACTGTTTCGCCAATATAGATATCTTCTACATTCTTGAAACCAACATCAGTAAGCACTTTCTCACCATGTCTAAGTGCCTTACCAGAACCAGCAGCTCCACCATAGAATGTAATATCTGCATCACTCATCAAGAATTGTTCCTGAGCACTAGATGCAGGTGAAAATACAATGTTACTTGACATTTACATCCTTAATCTGAGTTAATTACTTTTAAGCTAAAGACCGGAGCATTCTGCTGTTGAATCTCAAGCCCTGCTTCATCTTGTGCTTCTTCTGTGTCATACATATCTAAAGTTAATCTGCGATAGTTATCCAAAAGGATAGTTGCAGCTTTTAATTGATTTTGATGAGAAGCTTCTTGGTTCTTCATGATACTTGCAGCCTGTACAATAGCTTCAGCTATATGTGGCTTAATTCGCCTTAATAGCATAACCAACTCACGTTCTTTTAGTTCGCGGTTTGTTGGCTTATCTGCCTTAGTTTCTTGTTTAATTGGTCTTCCCTGCGGGTTACCTGATTTACCTTTTATAAACATTTAATATCTCCTATGTTAGCTCTGGTTACGATTCCAGAATAGCCCTGTCGTAGCTATCGCCGATTAATACGCTGTTACTTTGAATAAGTACTTGGCTTGCTCTGGCAGCAAGCTACCGTCGGCAATACTCAGCTGAAGTGCAAACTTCATGTTACCTCGCAACAGATTCGAGGGACGCCTAAAACCGCAGCGACAACGTACCCAAGGTAGAGTTCCTGGTGGATATTCTAGGAGTCGAACCTAGTTAGCAGAAGGCCACAGATTTACAGTCTGCTGCTCAACATCCTTTTATTTTTTGCTATTCTATAATAGCTTATATGGTAGCAGAGGAAGGACTCGAACCTTCTGCATCGAGCTTATGAGACTGACGGATACCCTGAATCCCTGCGTTAATTTGGTACTTACTAATCTTCTGTAATTGCGTTATCATAAAAGACAACTCGTGTCTTTCCGTTTGGGCGCTTCAATAATTCTAATTCAACTTGCATCTCAGAATCAATGTCGTCTACAGCATAAGCTTGACAGCTTTCGCACTCAGATCCTTGATCGAACACTACAAGTTTAAAATATTGGTTGCAACTTGTGCATCTCATAATTGTTATTATTCTTTCTTGTTGTATAGCTACGAAGATAAACCTCGTAGACTTTTGTAAGTCCCGGTTACTTATCCGGGTCACACTGAAGCATCTAGAACTGAAAGGAGTGAAAGGGTAGCTAGACTAACGTATGAAGATTGTCTTCTTTGTGGTGTTAAGCTTTATCTGTCTTAAACAGGTTTGCACCTCTTAATAGTGCAATTTATCTTAGATCTTGTACTTAATTCACAAAGAAGTCTCGATTATAGCACAAGATATGCTGTATTTCAAGAGCAATATCAATCAATATACAATATATCTCATCTTAATCAAATATGCAATATCTGTTTAAAATCTTAGCGTATTTAAGTTGTATACTAGAGTACAGTATTTTAGCTATCACTACATCTTGCACTACTCTTACTTTATCCTTTGAATTCTCTTTCCATATCAAAAGATATGAAAACATATCCTTTGAATGCGGCTGTAGTTTTAAAGCTCCGGATAAGTTTCTATGTGCTTCTTTGATAATATTATATATATTCTTAGGTAATAGTTTTAAGTTTATATACCTATAATCATCTTCATTTAAATTCCTATGCAATACTACTTTATCTTTTTGTATTATTATCTTTTGCACAAGTTGTATTGCTGTCTTATTAGCTTTAAACTTTAATCTCTTACCATTCTTATAGAATATAATATAACCGTCTTCATTTGGAAATATCCTACGGTATCTTATATTATTCTTTATTATAAAGAAAGCACCTTCAATCATGTCATAATCTAAAATTAAACTTATTTCTGTTATTGTCATATTGCACCTAATAAATAATAAAAGAATATATTTAGTATACTAATATAGTTAATATAGAATATTAATGTAGGTTATATTAATATTATAATTACAGTTAAATCTACATTGATATTCTATATTAACTATATTAATTGATCTGATTAACTAAAAATCACAGCTTTGATAGAATCCTCTACAAGCTCTTTGTTGATGTTCAGGCTACACACCCATCAACTTACGCTCTACGAACCGTCTGAGAGCGTTCTAGAGCACCTGGTGAGTCTTTCTGACGATCTGCACCAACTACAAGTTAAGTATTGCACTAAAATTCAGTTTATTAGCACTAATCTTACTTTATTACTTTATTACTTTATTACTTTATTACTTTATTACTTTATTAAATAATAATATCACGAGCTGAATATATATATATATATATTATAAATATATACTATTTTTAAATAACAACTGCAGTTATACTATGCATTAATAATCTATATTAAACTACAGTTATACTGCAGTTATACTAATAGTTATTTATATCTTAGTTATATATACAGTTTATTAATGTTACTATCTAATGTTAATATGTATAGTACTATCAGATGTTACTATTAATATATAACACATGATTAACCTATATATAACTGATATATAACTGCAGTTTAACGCACAGTATTAATATAGGTATTATTAACGTTAATAATACTATACGTATATAATATACATATATACCTATATATATACGTTAGTATATTCTTAGTGTAGCACAGGTTTTTACACTTGTCAAGCTATTTCTATAAATTGTTTTCTTGACTTGTGCAGAAGCTTATGTTACAATAATTTAACATTAAGAGATTAACCTACATAACCCACAAAGGAGTGCTATGAATATTAAGAAGATTGAAGCCTATAGTTTATTTGAATTCTGCCAAACAGTAGAACAAAATATCAAAGACGGATGGAAGTTTGACTTCGAAAGTAATGAAAACTTTCCCTCTGCTTACGGTAGTATGCTAGTTGCAGGTATGGTAAAAGATATTGCAATTAGTCCTAAAGATACTATCTCAAAAGATAATGCAGATACTATTCCAGATACTGCTGAAGATAATACTCAAGAGTATGAAACAGTAATTAAAAGAGGAAGAAAACCTAAACAATAGACAGAATGAATAGGAATAAATTTAAGTAAATATCAGTAAATAATAGTCTATATTAAATTACTGATACTACCTATATTATTAATATTATAAAGTATTTAAAGTAGTTAAAGGGAATATATGAAACGTAATCAGAAAGTTCAATCTCAGCGGGTACAGAAGGAGAAGTTTACTCGCAGTCAGTTCCCAATTCTTCATGCACTGAATGACAGGCAAAGTGAACTACTAGAGGCACTAAAATATAATACTCTTGTTGTTGCACGAGGTAGTGCAGGCACTGGTAAGACTCTACTAGCTGTGCATCATGCAGCTAAGAAACTGCACTTCGGTGACGTTAAGAAAGTAGTGCTAATCCGTGCATATCAAGCTCTAGCTGGTCGTAGTATTGGTTTCCTTCCAGGTACAGCAGAAGAGAAACTACTTCCTTTTTATCAGCAGATGATTGACTACTTCGAGGATTATCTTGGTAAAGCTACTACAGATATTCACTTAAAGACTAAAACTATTGAGATCTGTAGCCTAGAGACTATCCGAGGTAGAAGCTGGAATGAAAGCATTATTATTGTAGATGAGAGTCAAAATCTATATGTGCCAGAGATTCAAGCACTTACTACCAGAGTAGGTAAAGAATCTCAGATTATCTTTTGTGGTGATAACACAGGCCCACAAACTGACGTTAAGAAAGGAATGGATGGCTTAACCTACTTAGAGAAGATTTGCCATAAGTACAATATCAATGATTGTAGCTTTACTACATTCTCAAGAGAGCACGTAGTTCGCAGTGGTTTAACAAAAGAGTTCGTTATTGCATTTGAAGATGAGATTGAGTCTGAATTCACAAACAACAGTGTAATCGATGAATACACGAAATCTCTATCTACTAACTCTGCACCAAAGTATAATAACAGTAATGGCAGTAAGAAAGGCAGCACTAATGCAAAATAAGTTTAATAAGTTCAAGCAATTCAATCAATTTAATCAGCTACCTTCTAATTCTACTAACGATGACGATGATGACGATGAAATTGAAGCTATATCCCGAAGTTTACAATACCTACCTTATTTCGAGAGTAAGCGAATAAACCGCTGTATTAAAATAAGTTTAGATGAAAGTATTAAAGCACCTAAGTACTATCGTACAGTATTACAGGGTATTGATTCACTAGCTGAAGACGACATCGTATTATTGAATATTAATAGCTACGGTGGTCAACTAGATGGTGCTATTGCAATTATCAATGGTATTCAAAATACAGCAGCAGATGTATACGCTAATATCGAAGGTATAGCAGCCAGTGCAGCTTCCCTTATTGCACTAGCTGCTCCGAGCGTTAGCGTAGCACCTTACGCTAGCATGATGGTGCATTCAGCTACATTCGGAACTTTCGGTAAGCAGTCAGATGTTATTTCACATGCTTCATTCGTAGACAAGCAAGTGCGTGGTCTAATGTGCAGTATCTATAAAGATTTCCTAAGTGAAAGAGAACTTGAAGAAGTAATTATGGGTAAAGAGTTCTGGTTTGATGCAGATGAAATTATTTCTAGGTTAGAAGTAAGAAATGCATTATCAGAGAAGAGATTCAAAGCACAGCAAAAAGCAGATAAAGCTGCAGAGAAAGCTTCAGATAAGTCTAAAGTTATTATTCAAACACAGTAATATTTATTACGTCTTTGATAGTATAAATATATTATAAAAAAATTAAAATTTTAAACCCCTTGGTGTAATAACCTTGGGGTTTTTCTTTTGGAAAATATCTAAGGTAAAGATACTTTTACTACAGCTCACAGGTGCTGTTTTGCACTATGCAAGCTACCTGCACTACATGCCAGTAATACGGCAGCTTGTGGGTGGGTTTTAAAGCCTTGGCTGGCTACTGCTGTGGCTTATATCAGGTTTATAGCTGTTGATCAGTCCTTGATTTATACGGCGTAGTAGTTCTGATAGGCTTTCAGGTTATGTGTAGTTTAACCAGAGTAAGACCCAGGTGTCTGATGAGAACCTTACTACCTGCCCCAGTGATAACTACGATTCTAAAATATCTGTACTGTTATTCTTATAATTAATATGCGTTAGCATATCTAGAATTTATACCCGTATTAACCGATTTATTTTTACTATATAGTATATTTTATATATATTATACTAATTTTTATATATTATGTAGTTTATTGCTCTCTCTCTCCTTTATACGTCAATTGATTTACAATCAGACCATGCGCTTATTTCCATCTTTCATTTTCGTTTATTAATCCTATGCTTTACGGTAAAAAACCGAAGTTATATTGGAGCTATAACTTCGGTTTTTACTCCTGCTTTTTCCGTTCTATTTTAAACTTAGTCTAAGTAATTTATAATATTTGCTAACGTATGCTGCTGCGAATAATCCGGCAATAAGTACCCAACAAAATAGCCATGAATATAGTATTCCAAGCCCTACAATTTTGAGCATATAAATTACCCTTGAAAATGCTTTGCAGTTGTACCGTGCGCTACTATTGCAATAGATTTTGCCTTGATAGTCGAGCCACTACAAAGTTTGCACGTGTTGCATGTTGATTTATACCCGGCTTCCTTTGATGCTGGACAGAGAATTTCATTAGTCATTAATGTAGTTTTGCCGTGTTCGTGCCAGAGTTTAACGGGTATAACCCGGAAAGTACGGTAACCTTTTGAATGCGCCTGAGTTGCTTCATCCGGTGTGTCAGCGCTGTACATTGTGCGAGTGTAGGCGCTAGGTTGATTAGTACGGTGCTGGTGAGTGTAACCCGTATGGCCATCGCTATGCATCAATAGATTATCCCATACTGCCTGTGGTACTGCTGCAGGGTCGCCGTAGGTTCCAAGTCTGACCATTCTAGCGCGTCCTATGGCCTNCGTTTGNTCTGGTGTTGCCTGCGGGTAATTGCCCTTAATAAATGCCTTAAACACCTGATTTGGACCCTGGCCTAGGTTAACGTAGCAAGAACGACTCTCTGCCGTTTTCTTGGCCGGGTTATCGTGCGCGGTTCCCCTATGTTTGCAGTTCCCACAAATGGCAAAATCTGCTCCTGTTTTACTCGCCAGCATTGGGTCGATGTCAGACCGTATAATGTGCGTTTGTATCATGTTGCCAGTTTTAACATTCCCTGATTTAACTATAGCTATTACTACAATGGGAGAGCCGTCGATCACGGAAGGGCCTTGATAGATAACGCTGGATGTTGGTTTAATTTTTTTCATATTTATTTCACTTCATTTATTGACGGGGTAATATGGCCTTAAAAGTGTAAGTAAACAAAGCCGCCTGCAGTTTCACCTATTAATATTGTATTTTCATTTAAATATTCTCGTACTGCTTCAGATTCGTCGCCCTGAAAATCAATCGAATAAGCTTGTACTAATTCGCTTGCTGAGCTTTCGGAGTAGTCACAACAAATACCAATGACGTCCAGTTCTACGTCTTTTCCGGTGTCTTGCTCAAGCTGCTCGATGTTATTAAAAATCAATCTAAGTGCGTGACGGCTGAATTGATGGTCACGACCTGACCTATCGAATGCGGAATAAAATGCAGCTGGTGTAATTGTGGT